ATATATAAGCTAGACCGTCAGCAGACACAGGTGCGGATACCGATTCAGGCGCTTGTGGTGCTAGGTAACTCTAGCGTGGCTCAGGATATAGCTGAGACATACGACTGGCGCTACACGGCTACGCTGGATTGGGAGACGTTTGAGATGGTGCTGCGCGAGCATCTGGCGGTGATGTGATGAAAGCCCACCAGCGCCTAGTCCGTGAAGCCAAAGAGCGTGAAGAAGGTGTAGACCTTTTTGGGGCTTATTGGCACGGCATAGACACAGACATAAAAAAGGCTGAGGTCAGAGAGGTCAGCCATCATCAGGCTAAAGAGATTATCGAAGAATATGAGTGGATGGGCTGTCTGGCTGCCGTCAATTGGTTTTATTACGGAATATTTTTTGACAACATCTGCGGCGGAGTTGTCGTTTATGGTCAGGAATACATCGAAAACTTAGGCCGCTGGGATAAATATGGGTATACCGGAAAGATTATATTATTAAATCGTGGTGCCTGTGTGCATTGGGCGCACCCGCACTCAGCAAGCAAGTTGATCCGCACGTCGATGAAGATGCTGCCAGAAAAATATAAGGTGGTGACTGCCACAGTCGATGATTTGGCTGGCGAGATAGGCACAATTTATCAGGCTTGCGGGTTTGATTACATCGGCTCAATGCGCGACGCCAACCCAAATGTAAACAGTCGAAAGGGCGACAGGTCTGCTTGGCTTATTAATGGGAAGCTGTACGGCGCAAGGGCAATGAGGCAGAAGTTTGGCACCACAAAGATTGAGGTGATCCAAGAGAGATACCCAGACGCGAAACACGTTAAACAAAACAGCAAGGGCAGGTATTTCGCTTTTCGCGGCACCAAAAAAGAGATCAAGGAAAACAGGTCAACAATTAGTCACCTGATAAAACCATACCCAAAAAGGCAGGAAAATGCGTCCTAAATATGAAACACAAGCAGACCGCAACAACGAGCAGCGGGTGGCTGACTTGCTGGCGGAAAAGGGTTATAGCCTCGACAAGCTGCCAATGAGCTTTGGCCTAGACGTGGCCATCACCGACGATTTTGAAGAAAAGATTGTGGCGTTTGCCGAGATAAAGGCACGCACATTTGAGATGAATAAGTATCCGACGGCGATGATTAACCTGCACAAGGTTATCAGGGCGCATGACATTTCCGCTTGCACCGGATTGCCGTCGTATCTTATCGTTCTTTACCGCGACGCATTGGTGCGAATAAATTTTGCCAGTGAGTTCGAGGTCAAGATGGGTGGCAGGTCAGACCGAGGCGATCCGGCGGATCGTGACGTTTGCGCCTATTACCCGATTAGTGGGTTCACGGTTGTGAGCCAATTTTGAAAAAGCTGAAAACGAAAAAGGAAAAGTTAAATGGCTTTAGGTTTTGTGAACGAGAATAGCGGTGACGGTTCAGCAATCGTGCCGATTTTGAAGTATGACACTCGCGGTGGCTACATCATTAAGGTGGATCGTCACCAAGATGAGGGCGGCACTTGGGTGAAGGATGAATCCGAGCTGGAGTATCCGGTCAAAGTTGCGATGGACTTGGAAAACATCAAGGTCGGCTGGCTCGGCTTTGTTGGTGGCGCACCAGACTTTCATCTGGTCAACATTGGGGAGCCAATGCCGGCACGTCCAAGCCCTGACCACAATCAAGGCTTTCAAGTCAAGCTCTGCAATAAGGAGCTGGGGCTGCGTGAGCTGTCCAGCGGCGCAAAGACTATGACTGTGCCGTTTAATGACTTGCACAACGCGTATGAGGCTCAGAAGGCCGACAATGCGGGTAAGGTGCCGGTCATTGAGTTTACCGGCTCAGAGCGTTACAAGGTTAACACGCCAAACGGTGAGCTGACTTTCAAGAAGCCGGTGATGGTTATCAGCGGTTGGGTTGACCGTCCGGCAACCCTAGATGGCGCGGCAGCGCCACAAGAACCTGCGCCGACAGTGTCAGCGCCTGCGATGGAAGCCGTTGCCACCTCGGCGGCTCCGCCAGCGGGCAGCGACCTGTTTTAGCGCAGTAGGTCACGGCGGTTAGGGTTTCCCTCCCTTTCCCTAGTCGCCGTGGCCGCTTTTCTAAAGGGACAAAGGGGCAGGAAAGGGTTTTAGTTATGACAAATATATCGGCTCACATAGAGCAAATAGCGCGGCACTATTGGGGTGAACCCAATATGAAGCTGTCGCAAAAAGGTCGGACGCTGCGGTTTGGCAATCGTGGATCGCGCGAGGTGCATCTAGGCAAAGGCACTTGGTTTGACTTTGAGACCAACGAAGGCGGTGGCTGCGTGGACTTGGTGAGGATGAACGAGGGGGCCACAATCGCCAGCAACATCCCCGAGATATTAGAGCGCAAGTTTGGCATCCAGCGTCAGGCGCAGCAGTCGCTACAGCCAGCGCGGTTTATGTCAGCGGTCTACGATTATATCGACGATCAGGGCGAGGTGCGCTATCAGGTCAGGCGGTTTGAGCCTAAGACGTTCAGGCAGTGTCGCCCAGACGGCAAGGGCGGTTGGCTGTTCAATATGGATGGCGTCGAGGCGCTACCGTATAATCTGCATAAAATCCTAGCTAGACCCGATGAGCCTGTGTTTATCGTGGAAGGCGAGAAGGCGGCGGAAAAAGTAGCTACTTTAGGCCTTTTAGCTACCACTAGCCACGGCGGGGCAAAGAAGTGGCAGCCGGTGCTTAACCAGTATTTCGCCGGACGCAATGTCGTGGTCTTGGCTGACAATGACGACGCAGGGCGTGAACATGCGGATATCGTGATCGGCAATCTGTTTGGCGTGGCTGGCCGCATAAAGCGGGTGGAGCTGGACGGCCTGCCGCCGAAGGGCGATATCGTGGACTGGCTGGACAGCGGCAAGGGGCTAGAGGATTTGACGGCAGCGGTGAAGGCTGCGCCTACGGTGGCTGAGGCTCCGGCGGTAGAGGCTGAGGCGGAGGATTATAACAACGATAATAATGAGGGCGATTTCTTCGACTTCGTTGACGAAGATTACCTGATGAACATGCCGCCAATCGAGTGGGCGGTAGGTCAGGGCGACGACGGACTGATTACGGCGCACGGCTTGAGCATGATCTACGGCCCGCCGGGAAGCGGCAAGAGCTTCATCAGCTTAGATATGGCGCTGTGTCAGGCTCACGGCATCGACTGGCAGGGCATTGAGACCAAGCAGGGCGATGTGCTTTACATAGCCGGTGAGGGCGTTGGCGGGCTTGGTAAGCGCGTCAAGGCGTGGAAGTCAACGCACGGACTAGGCACAAGCGGCCACTTTCACATGCTACCGCTGGCCGTAAACATGCGCGATCAGGCTGAGGTTGAGAAGCTAATCCGGTCAATCGACCGGCTAGATAGGAAGTGGACTGCGGTATATATCGACACATTGGCTAGGGCAATGCTCGGGGCTGACGAGAATAGCTCAACAGAAAGTGGCCTAGTAATATCTGCGGCTGACGCTATCCGCAATCATGTACAGTGTGCAGTCGTGTTTGTGCATCACAGCGGTAAGGCGGCAGAGCGCGGGGCAAGGGGTTCATCGGCCATCCTTGGCGCGGTAGATACGTCTGTGGTGGTTTCGAAGGACGAAAGTTACATCACGATGCGCGTTGAGAAGCAGAAGGATGCCGAGCCTATGTCGGATATCACGCTGGAGATGACGCCGATTGCGTCCATATCAGGATCATCTGTGGTGCTGACGAGGCTGGATGGTGATGAGGCGGCGCGGATAAAGCGGTCAAAGCCACTCAATGCGGATCAGAAAATAGCCCTTGAGGCGCTCAGAAATGTCATCATAGACACCGGCAGAGACCGCGTTCCGTCGCGCGAATGGGCGGATGCACACGGCGGAAAATTGCCCGATAAAGACCCAAAAAGGCGCGGAGATGACCGGACGGCACTAATTAAGAAGGGTTTGGTCGGTGCAGACAAGTGGACAGTGTGGCTTATTAACGAAAACAAAGAGTTAACATAGGATATCCGATTCCGATCGGAACATCCGTCGGATCACTTCGGAATGTCCGTCCGATCCGGTTTCCTTTAGGAACCGGACGGATATTCGGAAAGCGGAAACGGAAGGTAAAAATGGAGGGTGTAATGGCGACTAAAAAAACAACGAGGCCGAGGCCAAAACCTAGCAAGGTTTACTATCAGCCTACTCAGCCAGCAATGCGGCGGATGCAGGACGCGTTGCATAGGTATGACGATGTTGTGTCTGAGGTTGAGGGGCGATGGGGTGTTGACCGTCTGGTGTGGTTGGTTGGCGGCGAGCTGCGTGACAGGTTTGAGCAGCAGATGGATCGGCTCAATGCGGCGATAGATAAATGCGATCCGTCTATTGAGCATGAGGTTGAAGTGACGTTGCGTGGTGTGGCGGCGTTAGAAGCTGCCGCCATAGCTGCTGGCGCGAAACCTCTTGGCGGTGACTACATCGAGGGCAGGATGCCGAATGGCCGCGTGATAGCTATTACGGCGACAGGGTATGAGGCGGGTAAGGTTAAGCGCGACAATCGTGAGATGGTCGTGTATTCTGTTGACGAGATAGGGCGTATCATTGAGGGGTTGAATAAAGAGGCACCTGTGGTTGATGCTATAAAGAACGCGTTTGCCGGTGCCGAGGTTGAGAGCGTTAAGCCGGTTCCGGCTAACCTTGACGACGAGATACCGTTTTGAGTGGGGTTCGGATGGAAGATATCGACAACGAGCGTGACGATGTGCTGAAGGATCGGGAATACATGCTCCTCGGCACATCCACTTGGGTTGACGTCAGAACGCTCACGGTGAACGTACAGCGCGTCGGTAATGGCGTCAGGGTAGATATATGGCCAAAGGAGCTTATGCGGGGCTACGAGCCGATAGCGAGCGTTGAGGTGCCATTTAGCAAGGGGAGGGATAATGATAGCGGCGGGGGATGGTAGCTGGCAGCGGATGCTCGATCAGGATAGATGCCCGAAGTGTCGGAGTCTGATGACAAAGCTGGTGAACGAGCAAATGATGGTCAAGCGTGAGTGCTTGGTGTGCAACCTAACGATTAACGAAATGGACAGGGATAATGAAAAGGGCTGAAGTTTTAGACACGGCGAAGGAATATGTGACCAAAGACAGGGCGGCGGATCACGGCAATATGGAAGACAACTTCACAACGATTGCACGGTATTGGTCTAACCATTTGTCGCATGAGGTTACGCCTATCGACGTGGGCATAATGATGACGCTGCTCAAGATAGCGCGGCTGAAGGGCAATCCATACCATCAGGACAACTACGTTGACGGTTGTGGGTATCTGGCTTGCGCCGGTGAGCTGGTGGATCACGATGGGTGAGGTGCTAGAGTTCAAGAAGCATTGGGTCTGGTTCTTCGAGGAGCCTGTGACGTGCGACTATTGCTTGAAAGAGACACGCGCTAAAGTGTTTGAGAAGATGCAGTCAATAGTTTGCGGCAATTGCGGTGAGGCGTTGCTGTTGATTGATGAGAAGACCAGCTATGTTTTGACCGTAGATTTCGACGATGAGGATTACGACGATGTCAGCTAGGTTGCCTGATGATGTTTGGGTTGAGTTCCTATCTCGCGTGACAGCGGGTAGAGCTGGTCAGTCAGTGTGCAAGGACAAGGACATGCCAGCTTGGGGTACGACTTGGAACAAGATACACAACGACAAGGACTTTGAACGCAAGTACATGAGCGCGCTGGCGTCTCGCGGGATGATTTATGCGGATCAGTTGGATGAGATAAACAGGCGCGTCCTGAATGGTGAGATTGATCCGCAAGCGGCTAGGCTTGTGTCAGACAACTTCAAGTGGACTGCGGCTAGGTTGTTGCCGAAGGTGTACGGAGACAAGCAGCAGGTTGATGTGACGCATGAGGCTGGTGGGTCTTACCTCGACCTATTGCAGCAAGTGAACAAGGCGGCTCAGTTGAAGCACGTTGATGTGGTAGAACACACAGAAGACACAAGTGACGGATTACGCGCACGCGCGACCGAAGTTAACCAGATTCCGGTTAACAACGATATGCCTAAAAAACAGGCAAACAGGAAGAAAAAGGGCAAAAAGTTATCCACAGGCAGCTAAGTCATTGTATTTGCACGATACGCGTTGCGCATAATTAACGTTATGCGACATTT